CTGGGGCAGCGCCGCACCTTTCTGTGTCGGATGGTACGCTGTTGCTGGAGACGACCATGCACTCGGCGACGGGCGAACCCTGCCGCGTGGTGGACTTGTTATGTATCGAGAATGGTACGGTGCTAGCAGTCCAAACGTCGGTCTCAAGCTTAACGCATCAGATGTTGCTCGTGGAATTCATGAGCGTGAAGCACTAGACCCGGAAATTGACTATGGGGTTCTGGATCCGGCTGCATTTGCGCAGGATGGGGGGCCGTCCATTGCAGAACGGCTGCGCTACAAGCCTTGGGAAGTGAGCTTCCGCCCGGCAGATAACAAGCGGGTGGGAAGCCTCGGGCATTTTGCGGGTTGGGATCTGGTTCGCCACAGGCTGGATGGCCAGGCGCCCGAGCGGCCCATGATCGTTTTCTTTGAAAACTGCAAGGACACGATCAGGACGCTTCCCCTTGTTCAGCACGACTCGGCGCGGGTTGAGGACGTTGACACCAACAGCGAAGACCACGCGGTGGATTGCCTGCGGTATGCGTGTGCTTCAAGGCCGTGGGTCAAGGCGGTGGAGAAACCGGATCAGCCGGTGAAGGGCCTCGAGGTTGTCACGCTCAACCAGCTCTGGAAGCGGCAGGGGCAGTTGAAGGGAACGCGGTTGTAGCCATGGGCAAGAAAAAGTTCCGCAAGGGCGACCTGAATTGGGCCGAGCGCAATCTCGTATACCCCTTGGCGCGCGGGGCGGATCTTGCTGCCAACGACTGGTTCGGCGAGCGCGGCCTTGCAAGGGGGCTGACCCAGCGTGCCGGACTTCCTGCCTACGAGGAGGCTTTTGCCGATCAGGAGGACAACGACTTCGCCAACTTCGCGGCTGAGGTTCCTCGTGCAATCCTCTCTGCCGGCCCTCTTGGCCCCGCGGCGATGGGTGGGCGGGTTCTTTCCATGACGGCGGCCGGTACGCTAGCGGGAGCGGCGCGTGACCCCGGACGGGGCACGGATGAACAGCAAGCCAAGACGCGCATGTGGAACACGCTGATGGGCGGAGGGGCAACAGCCGCCGGCGGCGCGTTAGGCCCGGCCCTCGGCCGACTGCCCTATCAGATCTATCACCGGGTGCGTTACCCGGCAGCCAATGCCGCCATGAGGCAATACATCGGGTCTACGGAAGCAGCCGGGCAGATGCTGGCCAAGGATCCAGCCGCAGCGGGGCGCGCGGCAGAGACGCTGCCAAAGTGGTCGGGCAAGAGCTACAGGGCGCAGCCAGCGGATGCCTTTGCAGAGCGTCTGCAGGGCCTGAAGCCTGGAGATGTGTTCAAGCCGGGCCGGCCCATGAGCACCTCTGCAAGGCCGGAGACGGCGGAGCAGTTTGCAACGAGTGTGGGCAATAGCGGCCCCATGATCGTCATCAGGAACAAGTCAGGGCGCGATGCGCGATGGCTTGCGCCGAATGAGCAGGAAATCGTCACCAACCCTAACGCCAGTTATCGTGTTCTCAGCGTCACGCGAGATCCGAAGACCGGGGCGGTAACGCGCATGGAGATCGAGGAAATCGGTCCGGCCATGGGGCTGGGGCGCAGGGCGGTGCAGGGCGTCATGGAGACGGGCGCGCCTGTAAGTGCCGCTGGGTCTTACGGAGCTACCATGTCAGCCGGCGAAAAGATCAGGGCGCACGATGAGATGATGCGCCGCGCGAGAGTGAAGGGCAGGCCCGCTATCCGCAAGCCTGCGCCTTGAGCCAGCCTTACACCTTCAGCGTGACCGGGCAGACGTGAGCCGCTGGGATCGTGATGATGTACTTGCTGCCGAGGTGGTCATACACGCAGATGCGATTGAGCCCATCGACATATGAGTATTTGAAAAACGCCACGCCGGCATGAGCCGCGCCGACAGTGGCCAGGCTGAAAACAACTCCTGCAATCAGTTTCTTCATAGTGGTCTCCTCTTGGCTGAAGCCATGAGAACACAATGGGCCAAGTTTGGCAAAATTGCGGCGGCGTGGAGCGCAGGAACACACCTACCGCTCGGTTTAGCTCTGATTTCCTGACAGCCGCTGCCGCAAATCCTCAGAAGGGGACGAGACAATGTCCGGGTATGAATACGAAGACGACGACACGGATTACACGCCTTACGTCCTTGCGGGCGTGGGCGGTGCGGGTGGTCGCCTTATTGGCCGAAAGCTCGCCGGCAAGGGCGGCAAGGTCAAGGTCAAGGGCAAGAAGACGGGCGGGGGCAAGACCTCAAAGGAGCTTCGCGCGGATCGTTTTGCCAACATCGGAACGGGTGCAGGTGCGGGCGCTGGATATGCGTTAGGCGGGATTGCAACGGGTGACGAAACCGTGCGCGGGACGCTTGATCGCGTAATTGAGGCAAGAGAGGCGGCAAGGGGTGCCGGGGAAGCCGTGATGTCCCCGACCGGTCGGCAATTGGCGTCTGATGCCTTGTGGGTGGCAGGCCTTGGAACGGCCGCGAGTGGCTTCATCCCGGCCTCGAGAATTGTCAAACGCCTGATCAAGGAAACAAAATCAAAGAAGAAGGGCAAGGCTCAGGGGTTCAGCGCGGCCGACATCAAGGACTACAAGCAAATGGGCAAGCTGGGTGCTGCGGGTGTTGGCATGGGCATTGCGCACGGGCAGATCAAGCCAGAGCGCCGGCAGTCCTACAATCCCTACGATGTGGTCCCAAGCCCGGTCTTTCAGGACAGCTTCGATCCTTATGCAAACCGCAGGCGCTAGGAGACTTACATGCCTTTGATTTCTACGATTGCTGGCGGCGAGGGGCCTGATGCCTATCAGTTCACCAACATCACGTCCGCGACCACGACCACATGCAAGAGCGGTATGGGCACGCTCATACGCATTGTGGTAAACCGCAAGATCGCCTCCGGGGTCATTACCGTGTACGACAACACGGCTGCCAGCGGAACCAAGATTGCAACCATCACCAACCCTGCCACCTTGCTCGATAACGCTCAGGTGTTCGAGTACAGCGTTGGTTTTGACAATGGCCTGACCATCGTCACGTCATCCACCGATGACATTACCGTGGTCTGGAGGTAGTAGCGTGGCGCCTGTTGTGGACCCAAAGCGGCAGGCGGAGGAAGATCGCGCCACCTTCAAGAGGTGGATGGACGAGATCGAGGCCACCAAGAAGGTATTCCGCGAGTATCAGGACCGCTGCAAGCGGATCCTGAAGATCTACAAGGACGACCGCAAGCGTACAGACGCCTTTGACGAAGCGAAGCAGTCGCACAAGCTGAATATCCTCTGGTCCAACATCCAGACCTTGCAGCCGGCGCTGTACAGCCAGACACCAACGCCCAATGTCTCGCGCCGTTTCCTAGATCGTGATCCTACAAGCCGGGCAGCAGCGATGATCCTGGAGCGCAACCTGCGCACTGCGCAGGAGCTCTGCGATTTCGACTACGTCATGCGCCGAGTAAGGGATGATTATCTCCTGTGTGCGCGCGGGGTTGACTGGGTCCGCTTTGCGCCTGAGATGGGCAAGGTTCCCATGCGCGAGCCTGTAACGCAGGTTGAGCTCGAGGGCACGGGGCAGAGCGTCTTCCGGCCTCTGAGGGGCGGGGAGCCGATCCCGGCCGATCAGGTGAAGGAAGACGAAGAGGGCCTCTACTACGAGAGCGACCCTGAAGAGCAGATCCTGGCCTATGGCTTGGCGCTGGATCACGTTGTGTGGTCGGACTTCCTGCACGAGCCCGTCAACGACTGGTCCAAGGTAAACTGGGCAGCCAAGCGCGTGCTCATGAAGCGGCCCCAGCTCATCAAGACCTTTGGCGACAAGATCGGGCGCAAGGTAAAGCTCAACAAGACCTACAACGGCAAGCAGGCGGACGAGTATTCTTCCGATGAGAAGAAGAAAGCCGATTGCGCCGAGGTGTGGGAGGTCTGGGACAAGGGGCGCCGGGAGGTTCTCTGGGTCTCGGACGGGTATGAAGACGCGCCCATCAAGAGGCAGCAGGATCCGCTGAAGCTTACGGGGTTCTTCCCCTTTCCAAGGCCGCTCTTCGGTACACTGACAACCGACAGCCTTATTCCGGTCCCTGACTACGCCCTTTATCAGGACCAGGCGCAGCAGATCGACCAGATCACGGATCGCATCCGCCTTCTCATCAAGGCCTTGCGGGTCGTTGGCATGTACAATGCCGAGGCGTCCGACCTCTCGCGCCTGTTGGGCGAGGCGGACGAGAATGAAATGATCCCGGTTGAGAACTGGATGGCTTTTGCCCAGTCTGGTGGCTTGAAGACCAATATCGACTGGCTGCCGATCGAGCAGATACAGGTGGTGCTGAACGGTCTTTTCCAGGCCCGTAGCCAATTGAAGCAGGATCTGTACGAGGTTACGGGGATCTCGGACATCATCCGCGGGGCAACGGCTCCAAGCGAGACAGCTACCGCCCAACAGATCAAGGCGAATTTCGGAAACCTGAGGCTTCAGGACCGGCAGGCTGAAATGGCGCGGTTTGCGCGCGATACGCTGAAGATCATGGCGGAGATACAGTCCGAGCACTACGCTCCCGAGGCCTTGATAGAAATGAGCGGCATTGCGGAGACGGATGAGTTCAGGATCCCGCCGGCAAACGCGCAGGATCCAAATGCGCAGATGCAATACGAGCAGGCGGTACAGGCGCGAGATGCCAAGCTCATGGAGGCTGTAAACCTTATCCGATCGGACAGGCTGAGAACCTTCCGCGTTGACATCGAGACTGATGCGACGGTTGCTCCAGACCAGCAGAAGGAAAAGGAAAGCCGCGTTGAGTTCCTGACAGCGGTCTCGCCCTTCCTTGAGAAGGCGGCACAGG